TCCGTTCAATTACTTCCATCAGTTTGTCTGTTTTAAATAGTCTAGTAAATCTTCTTTTATCTGTTTTGAGCCCTCAGTTGCCTCTGACTTGCGAACAAATTCGTAATAGATGGCCCGGAGCTTTGACACCGGGATCTTGTTGAACCTGTCACAGCCTGATGCCCTGCAGGCAATTGCTTTAATCACATCAGCATTGCTGCTTTTATTCAGCTGGCGAAGCCAGGCGCCGATGGCTGCCATAACACGCTTGCGCCAGCGATCCGCCTCGCTGGTGGGCTTATTCGACTTCTTTCCTGTCAGCAGCTGGTCAATGATCTGCCGTAGCTGCAGCTCGGAGAGATTCCTGGAGCTTGTCACCCCGTAACTCTCCTTGATAGCTTCCTTCTGGTCTTCTTCCAGGCCCAACTGGTGACAGATCGTGTGATACCTCCTGAGTAATGATTTCTGTAGTGCTGTTGTCATGTTAATCCATCCAGTATTGATTTGCTCCGGCATCCCATATCGTGTATATCCCTCCGTTGGGACCGATATACCTTCCCTTGGAAAATGCCTTGTAACCTTCTACCCATATCTTCAGAGCAGCGTCATACATCACGCTCCTGGCAGACCGTCCTGCCGGCTGCCGGCCGTCGGCGTGCGATACGAAAATCACCAGCTTATGACGGTGCTTTTCCTTGAAAGCTATGTACTGCGCGTAATTCATGCGCGTGTACTGAAAGCTGTCGACAATTGCAAAAACCGGGCTGCGGGGCTGGCTCAGTCTCACCGACAGGTCATCCATCGATTCGCTCACCAGTATCACCCTCCTGCCTGCCTCTGCAAGCCCTGCCTCTGCAAATGATCGCTGTATCGTCATGCTGTCAGCTTCCTCAAGTGAGTTATAGATCACCTTACCGAAGCGTGACAGCTGTTTGCCCAGCTGTGCCACGAAATTGCTCTTCCCGCTCCCTGACTGGCCCCAAACGAACCATATGCCCCCACGCTCAGGGGTGCCGAAAGCCTGGTACCAGTCACCGGTGAAATCCAGTGTCCTGTACTTTTTCTTCAGCAGGTCTGATACCGAAAGAGCCCGTTTAAGTTCGCTGGCCATGATTACGCGGTTTTAAGTGCATGTACTTTGCGTTTCACCCGCCGCAGATCATTCTCGCATTCCTCCATGACTTCCCGTATCTTCCCGGCTTCGGTCAGGCCGTTTGCCATGCAGATGGCGGTGACGTCAGCGGTGGAGATCCCCTGGAGCTCGATAAAGCGCCGGCCTATCCTGGAGAAGATCTCGTTGTATCCTTTCTTGTTGAGCTTGCGTCCGCGCTGGATCCGCTTTGCCAGGTGATTGGTGGCACAGAGAACTATGCCGCAGTGATCTTCCAGGTTATTATAGAGGGTGATGAAGAAATACATCACCTGGTCACTCAGCTTGTCTGCTTCATCCAGGATGATCAGGGGCTTCTCACGCTTTTTGAGAGTGGTGACTATCTCATACATCATCTCACCGGTGGTATACCCGGAGTAATCACGGCCCAAGGCAGCTATAAGCTCCTGTAGGAAGTACTTCCGGTTCCAGAACTCATTACACTGCAGGAGATATACTCCACGGTTCTCCTGGGTAAACTGACGCAGGGCGACGGTCTTGCCGGTACCGGCATCACCTACAACGGCAAAGACCAGGCTGTTCTCCCTGGCATCCTCAAGGAGGAAATTGAGCATCTTCATGTCCCTGGTCTCAACAGTTGCCCAGGGAAACTTCTGATGTCCGATCTGGGCCCCTATGTGGCGCCACATCTCATCAGTGATCTGGTCCCACTTGCCGTTTAGTACATGATTAATGGTGGCAGTACTGACGTTTTTCAGCGTGTTTGCTGCCTTGTTCTGACTGCCAATGCGGTCACAGTAACCCTGGAGGCGCTCGGCAATCTGCTGTTTCTGTTGTTCATTCATCGTGCGATCATTTAGTTAGTATAAGCTTTTGTAGTCTATATCTTCATCATCAGGCAATACCACCCTGTTGCTAATCTCCTTCTCTACCTGGGCAAATGACTCCTCCTTCTTTGCCTTCTTTTTCCGGGGCTGCTTCTCTACTCCCTGGATGAGCGGGGTGCTAAGTCCGTAGGATGCGGCATCCTGGCCGGCCTCAATCAGTATCTCCTCCATCTTTGCCTTGTTTGCCAGGCGCAGACGCTTGTTCTCATCCATATACTGCCTGATCAGCGCCATTTCACTATCTTCCTGCTCCTGTTTGCCGCGGTGAACCACTATCTTGGTCTCGGCATGGGTCACGAACCTCATGCCCGTGGCGTCTTTCTCATAAAGGCAGATCAGGCTCATGTCCTCGGGATCAAACTTGATGTAGAACTTCTTGTCAATATTGTTCCACAGCCACTCCTGGTCCGGTACCATCGGTTCCTTGTATACCAGGTAATCGTATTTGATTTTTTTCTCCGTGAAGCTGATGCCGTAGGCACGGCAGGTAACCGGCTCCGGGCGCATGATCCAGAACAGATCTATCATATCCCAGGCTTCGACCTTGGGCGACTTCTCATTGGAGCTCGAGTAGTATGTCTCCAGGCGAGACTTGCCGGAAAGTGGATGTTTTGCGTTGTTCCACTCACCCCGTCTCTGGTGGTACCGGTCTTTTATCTCCTGGAGGGTGGGAAGGTTGGCCTTGTTTGCATTGATAAACTCGAGATTGGCCCGGCTTTCGTCTCTTTTGGCGGTGATGTTCTGCCCGGTGAAGAACCAGTCACGCTTGAGGATCTGCATCTGGAACCGGCCGAAGGCGCTTTCTATTGACTTCGATTTGCCGTTGTGCGGCTGCGTGCGTATGGCCATGTGCGCGAGCTTGGTAAAGAATTCACCTGCTATGAGCTTCTTATGGCCTCCCTGGTTGTCAAAACTGACCTGGTAAGGCTTGTGGCCTGCTGTCTGCATGGCCATGCGGTAAGCCTTGTATTGGGATTCGTAGTTTTCGGAATCGCCCGGTGTGATGTGATAGCCCAGCAGTACCTCGCTATATGCATCCATCACTTCATAGACTGAGCATGTTGAAACTTTGCCGTCTTCTGCCAGGTAGTAGTAGTTTAACCTGGTACCGTCAGAGTACCACAGCGAGTCTCTCATGGTAGGCATGATGGTAGATATCTGCAGGGCAAACTTCTCCTTGCTCTTGAGCTCTCCGTACCGGTACCCGTGCCACAGCGGTTGAATATCCTCGCGGAATAGATAGTTATGTATGGTGATCGGGCTCTTGATGATCTTCCAGCCCTCTTCCACGGCCTTGGCGTTGTACTCGTGCAGCAGCTGCTCCACGGAGGGGCACCGGTCTACCTGGTTTGCCCAGCGTGCCAGCAGGTATACTTTACCCTGTTCGTTGAGCTTTTCAGTGTTGCTGTTGCAGAATGAGGCATGTATCAATGACTGGTACCCGTGCTTCAGGTACACTTTGTTCCTGTCCGCCAGGCGGCGGGGGTTGGCCGGAAGGGTGTGAGGGTACCTGGTGCGGTCAAGCTCGTTAATCAGAACGCTGATCCGCGGCCAGATCGACCGATTGCCCTGGCGTGCCTTCTGAAATGTCTTGGTGCTGTTAATAGTCTTGTGAATGGCATTTAAAAGGATGGCGTTGGTGTAGTACTCAGTGATTGTCTCCTCCGGGAGGGTCTTGCCGTTGTCAAACCGGTATGCCCTGAAAAACTTGCCGGCTTCCTGGTCTGGCTCAATGTTCTTTTCCAGCTGTGAGTGGTGTACCAGCTTCCGAGGATCTCCGTACTTGGCCTCAAACCTCGCTTGGATGTCTGACCTGAGAGCCTGCCACGAGAGAAGGGCTGGAGTATTATGAGCTGGGCGCCGAATTCGAATGTGTGGGTTCCGATAAATGTATTGGTCATAAGCTGCCTTTGTCATGATTGGCCGATCCTTCAGATCTGGTGATTCCGGATCTCCGCCGGTGAGCTCCGGCGCGCTTATACAGAGGATATTGTTGTAGTACTCCATCGTTCTCTTTAAAGAGCCCGTCTCTCCGGGCTGTCACCGAT